AGTTCTTCTAATAGCTTCTTTTCTTCTTCATCTGTGCATTCACGATATTTATGAACCAGATCAGTATACCCTTCTTCAAATGGATCATCTCCGTAGGATACAATGTCTCTAATCAGTCTTATTAGATCGATGGTTGTCCACTGAGTCATTTATTGTACTCTGCTTCAACTTTTCTAAATAGAGAATACCGTCCATCAGTTCTTCTTGTGCATGATTAATCCAATCGAGTGTTTTCAAATCAGTCCGGTCAAGGGTAGTTCCATACTTTCGTTGACCTGTCTCTGCACGCTCTTGAAATTTATTGACAATAGCAGTCACAATCGAATCATACTTTTGCATTATTAATATCTGGCATTCTCCTTCATCTTTGGAATACGCGTATATGATTCAAACCTATCCATGTATGGAGCAGGAGGAATAGGGTATAAATCGGTCACAGAACGTTCACGCACTGGTATTACAAGTTTTTTGATATTTGTACCAATCCAGTCGTAGTTGTATTTGAGACTCAAGAAACCATGTAACGCGACGCCAACTAGCATTAAAAGTAGTAACCAACCCATTGTTAGAAGTTTTGAAACAAATCAGCAGAATAAGGATAATATGCCAGGTGGACTTTTACAACTTGTCGGCATCGGGGCTCAGAATCAATTTGTGAATGGGAACCCGTCGATGACGTACTTTACTACCATGTACAAACGCCACACCAATTTTGCAATGGAACATTTCAGGGTCGATTTCAAGAGCAATGAACTCAACCTTCCTACCACTGGAACAAAAATACTTCGTTGTAAAGTTCCTCGCTATGCTGATCTACTACACGATATGTATCTGTGTGTGAATGTACCTGACATATATTCACCTTTGTCCATTGATAGCAATGGTACTGCAACAACAGCAACAGCCTACGAATTCCAGTGGATTCGAAATTTAGGATACAATATGATTCAAGAAGCTTCGGTATTGATCAACGGCACTCCGATTGTCACAATGACAGGTGAATGGATGAAAATCCTGACCTATCTGAAATATGACAAGGCAAAACGCAATATTCTTGATCAGATGGTTGGAAATACACCAGATATGTATGATCCTGCCAATGTGAAACCGCGAATGAAACAGTATCCGAATGCAGTCCAGACGGCTACACCTTCTCAGGCTCAAAATGCAATCGTTCCTTCTATCCGTGGAAGACAGTTGAACATTCCTATACCATTCTGGTTTTGCGAAGAAATCGGTCAATCGCTTCCATTGGTTGCACTCACCGAAGCAGAAGTTGAAATTGCAATCACATTTAGGAATATTTATCAACTTTTCACAGTTATCGATGTTCGAAATATTAATCCAAATAACCCTTCGACATACGGTCAACGTATACCTGGTCTGCCTGGAGATAACAACTTGGGTATTCAAAACTTTTTAAGTGCCCCTGACTTTTTTGGATTTCCTACGACGTTGTCTTTACAAAATTGGAATTTGAATCCGTATGTTGAAGCAAATTACATATTTGTATCTGATACTGAACGTGCACACATTGCAGGATATGAACGCACATATTTAATTACACAACCTAGACTTGTTGTACTGAAAAATGAGTATGGTTACAATGACACATTGATACCGATGTTTAACTTGTGTACTCGAATCATCACAATGTTCCAACGAACAGATGCTGCACTCTTGAACAGATGGGATAATTACACCAATTGGGTGGACTTTGACACTGCTCCAAATATTCAATCGGCAGTGGGTCCTCTTCAATTTTACACTTCTGGTGTTGTTGATCCAGTCAATCCTGTAGATCCAGTTATTCTACAGGAGGCTACACTTGTTCTTGATGGTAAAGAGCGTTTCCCCAAGAAGAATTCAAATTTCTTCAACTATATTGAGAACTTCAAATATTCAACAGGAGAGAGTTTTGAATTACCCGGAATATATCAGTATTCATTTGCAATCAATCCAAATAATATTACACAGCCAAGTGGTTCTCTGAATGGATCAATGTTTAACAAAACAAGACTGCAATATACATTGCAAGTTCCACCTGTTGATCAAGCAGCAATTGCAGAATCGGAAGCAAATAATCCGCCAGTCTGTGTAGTCAAAAGTACAGTGTTCAACCCCGTTCCAACACCCGTACCTCTAAATGCAACAGTTCCTCCTGGACCTGGGTTGCCACCACTGTTTCAACCTGGTCAGACTATCAATTTGTATTCTGCTCCTACTACGAATGGTATGCCTTTCCAATACAATGGAATAGTGTATGTTGAATCATACAACTTCCTGAAAGTTACAGGTGGCACAGCAAATGTCGTATTTAGTACATAATGAGTTCGTCAGATCCTGTACCCGATGTTGAGCCCAACGATGCCGGTACAAAAAATGTTACGTTACCTACTGTTTCTAGTCCTAACTCCTTCTTTTTATTTTTATTGATGGTTGTTGCATTTCTTATATTTCATCGTCTGTCTTGGGAAGCTGTTCAGTATCTATTAAATGGTAGAGTATCATCTGATGTACTCAAATATGCATACTTTTTGTGGTTCATCCCGATTTTGGGCATACTAGGATCAATTCTCGTTCCCTCACTCGGAACTACGACTGCGTGGTTGATAGGATCGTCGTCAGCATCGTCTGTCCCTCTGTTTCTGGCGGTAATATACACTCTTCTGTTCGGAATCCGTACAGATCCGCAGGTTTCAGAGTAAGAAGTTCATCCATCGCTTCAGTTGGCTTATCAAAGTTTCTGAAAAGGATTTGATTCACTTCTGCAGGACTCCATTTACGGTCAATACCCTCTGATTTCCAGATTGCATGATCGATATCTTCTGTATCATAGAACCCTTCAACCATTTGACGAAGAACATTAATACTGCATTTCTTAAAGTTAACAATCATATCGATCCTGCCAGGACGAATCAGGGCACGATCAATACGTTCAGGGAAGTTCGAAGTAATCACTAACATTCTCCCAGAAGCTTCTAGTGTACCATCCAAAATATTCAACAAAAATGATAAATCAATCGGCTCTTTAAGAACCTCATCATCCGGAATATGTGCAAATGGGTCATCCTCTTTCTTCTTTTCAATGAGAATCTCAGGTTTCTTCCATTCTCGACGCAAAACAACATCGCCCATCGCATCAATGTCTTCAATCACGTATAATCGCTCATGAATCGGAATAATAAAGCGTTCAAGAGATTGACCGTTATATACGTTAATTTCATCATTGAAAAACAGATGTCTTAGTTGTGCCTTTGTTTTGATCTCTGAAAGCTGAACGTTAATGATATGTCTTCGAGCTACGTTTGCAAGCGCTTTTGTTTCAGATGTCTTTCCACAACCGGGTTCTCCATGAAACAAAAATCCAAGAGTGTAAGGAATACCTTTCTTTTCATACCATTTGCGGTTGTTCAAATAGAATTCAGTATGCTTCCTGACCTTAGCCTGTTCATCAAAATATACGTTATCAAATGTTCGAGTAGTCTCAAATTTATGTTTTGAGTATACCAAAAACTGAGTAGGCAAAGGATTCTGATTTCCACGTTGACGACCTTTTTGAACGACTTGATCAAAGAAATACAAATTTGTTCCTAGTTTATTTTGCATACGTCGATCATAATCAACATTACACGATTCAACGAACTTTTGAAGATGTCGAACATCATGTTCATGAGAAAAGAGTGTAAATTTGATGTTTTTGACAGCACCATCATCGACTTCAAGCGACTTCAATTGAAAATAGATATCAGTATCGATCATCACCGGTTCAAATTCGTGCGGAAGATAATCATGATTTGCAATAGCAAACAGTTTCTTGATCTGAGGACTGCATGTGACATAATGAATGATAGCATCAATGCGAGTCAAAAAAGGAGGAGCACCGCCTTTTGTTTGTTGACCGGAATTGGTTCCGCGCTCGCATTCGATCTCAGATTTACGATCACGAGGTGCAGGTGCAAGAGTGTGTATGAGATGACTCTTTCGGCTACAATATGACCACATTTTGGGTACAAATTTAATAAGAGATTCAAACAGTCCAATAATTACAATGTTTTTGACAGGTGCAAGGGGGTCTTTTCCAGATGTTCCAGTGACAGCTTGAAGAGTCATCATATTTTTCAGCATATCGCTCATGTTGAGAGACTGCATTACGAATTATTCTGTAACACTGCATTAAAACTCATACATTTATCGAGCGTCTGTGCAGTCGAGTGTACTGGCTTTGACCGTTTGAGACGAAGCTGCTGCGATGCCTTGCTGACAGTGTCTGAAGACAGAGTCACATAACTTTTGATATCTCGTGTAGTTGCTTGTGTATTGATAGATGGCATGTACAATCGAATAGGTGGCATCGCAATCTTAAGAGGAGATCCTCCTTCCTTCACATATCGCCTATATTGTTCAATACTCAAAGTTCCACCAAACAGTCGGAGTACACGCTTATCAGGAGCAGGTTTCAGCTCACCTGCTTTATACAAATCTCCATACATCGACTGAATAAGTGAATGTCGTAGCCAACGTTGCGAGTCGGTTATACTATTATCTGTATATGTCCATGCAAGAGCGCATTCTGGAGAACAAAAATGACCTTCAGCAGTGTACTGATTTGTGTAGACATCGTAGTGAGTAGGAATCAGACATGATTTCCACGAGAATGTATGACAACACCAGAAACATGCAGTGCCCGCAGGATATTCTGATTGTGTATGAATTTTTGCAATGATTTCGTGAATAACAGTTTCATCAAATTGTTGTTGAGTAACTTCCTGTTTTAGAATCTCAGAGTATTCAGTTGTCTTTTCGAGTGGTTGCGGTTCAGTCGAAGGTTCTTCTGTCCTCTGTTGGGCTTCCTTTGAAACCTTCAAAAAGAAGATGATAGGGGCTTCAGTGACCACCGTTTCTTTCGTCTGTTGAGTTGTTACATTTTTGCGTGCTCTGGGAGGCATTTTATAGTCTTCGTTAATTGTCTTAAACTTCTTCTGCAAAACGAATTTCTATTTAAAGATTGGTATGAGTAGTACCAATCACTGACAATGGAGTACAAGAAACACACACATCGCGAACATATCCTCTCTCTTCCCGATACCTATATTGGTTCGGTGGAAACGACAAGTGAAGATATGTTTGTTGTCGAAGGAGATAAGTTCGTACCAAAGACGGTAAAGACATTCAATCCCGGTTTCTATAAGCTCTTTGATGAGATTTTGGTTAATGCACATGATCACGTCATTCGTACACGGCAAAAGGATCTAACTCCAGTCAAGAATATCACAATCGAGATTTCACCTACCAATGATTCGATTACGGTTGAAAATGATGGAGAAGGTATTGATATCATTCAACATCCAGAGTACAAAGTTTGGGTTCCTCAAATGATCTTTGGTGAGTTGTTGACGTCGACCAACTACGATAAGGGCGAAAAGAAGCTTGTGGGTGGAAAGAACGGTTATGGTGTCAAACTTGCAAATATCTTCAGCAAAGAGTTGAAGGTAGAGACAGTTGATGCTAAAACACAAAAGAAGTACACACAGGTTTGGAAGAACAACATGACCGTTGTTGAACCTCCAAAGATCGTTGCCTCAAAAGTGAAGCCATATGTAGCACTCACATGGACACCTGACTTTGTACGCTTTGGTATGAAAGATATTCCTGCTGATTTCGTTCAAGTTCTTCGACGCAGAGCAACAGATCTTGCAATGACCGTCGGAAAGGATGTCAAAGTTCATTGGAAGCATGGAGACGAAAAGGTAACGATCAAGTGTCGTGATCTTGGAGTCTATGCAGGAGAATATGTTTCAACTCCTGTCGTGTATTCTCAAATCAATGAACGATGGGCAGTCGCTGTTGCTGATACTCCTGTTGAAAAGTACTTTCATGTCTCATTCGTGAACGGTATTTGGACTTCAAAGGGTGGAACACACGTCGACTATATTACCAACCAGATTGTCTCACACATCGCAGACTATCTAGAGACAAAGAAGAAGATCAAAGTTAAGCCTGCATTGATCAAAGAGAATCTTGCGATCTTTGTGACATCTATGATCGAGAATCCTTCGTTTACTTCACAGACAAAGGAGAGCTTGACCACAAAGAGCACTGCATTCGGAAGTACATGCAAACTTCCAGATGACTTCCTTGAGAAGGTTCACAAGAAACTCGAATTGATAGATACGTTGATTGTTGCGCAAAAAGAAAAGGACGAGAAGGAAAACAAGAAATCAGATGGACGCAAACAATCAAAGATCTATGGCATCCCGAAGCTTGATGATGCTGGCTGGGCGGGGACAGCTAAGTCTTCTAAGTGCACCCTTATCCTTACAGAGGGCGACTCAGCAAAGGCGCTTGCTATCTCAGGGCTTGATAAATCTCAGCGCGAGACCTTCGGCGTGTTCCCTTTGCGGGGCAAAATAATGAACGTAAAGGATAGTTCTGCATCCAAAGTAGAACTTGCAAAAGAGATCGCTGAACTCAAAAAGATCATCGGACTCGAATCTGGAAAGAAGTACACAGATGTGTCTTCTCTGCGTTATGGTTCTGTGATGATCATGACAGATCAAGATTACGATGGTTCACATATTCGTGGTCTTCTCATCAATCTATTCCACGAATTGTGGCATGAACTCATGCAGATTTCTGGATTCTTGACATATATGGCAACACCGATTGTCAAGGCAACAAAAGGCAAACAGGCTCGCGTATTCTACACACAATACGAATACGATCAGTGGAAGGATGGCGAGAAGGGATGGAATATTCAATATTACAAGGGATTGGGTACTTCGACTCGCGAAGAGGCAAAGGACTATTTCAAGGATATGAACATTGTTCAGTTCAAGTATACTCCTGAGTCGGATCCTGCAATCGATCTTGCATTCAATAAATCGCGTGCAGATGATCGTAAAGAATGGTTGTCCACGCACGATCCTTCAAATATTGTTCTTCCAGCGGCTGACAAGAAACTTACATACGATGACTTTGTGAATCGAGACTTGATTCATTTCTCCCATTACAATCTGGAACGATCGATTCCATCGGTCATGGACGGTCTAAAAACATCACAACGTAAGATTCTGTTCAGTGCATTCAAGAGGAACCTAACAAGTAAAATCAAGGTTGCACAATTGGCTGGTTATGTTTCAGAACATTCAGGATATCATCATGGCGAAATGTCTCTGAACGAAACGATGATTGGAATGGCACAGACATTCGTTGGGTCGAACAATCTTGCATGGCTTGTACCTCAAGGTCAATTTGGTACTCGACTCTCAGGTGGAAAGGATTCGGCTGCTCCTAGGTATATATTCACATATCTTCAGCCGTATGTGAAACATCTTGTTCCATCAGATGATTTCCCTTTGATGAATTATCGAGATGATGACGGACTTTCCGTTGAACCCGATTGGTATGCTCCTATTCTGCCTATGATTCTCGTGAATGGGGCACGTGGTATTGGTACTGGATACTCAACGTTTGTGCCTTCATATAATCCGAAAGATCTGAAGGCAGCACTTGTGAAATGGCTGAATACTGGATGCGAAGACGATTCGGTACTTGAAGATGCAAAGTTGATTCCATATGTTGAGGGGTTTGGAGGAAAGATTGAAGACATTGGAAAGGGCGATTTCATGGCAAAAGCAGTATACAAGTGCACAGGCAAGAATGTTGTTGTTACTGATCTGCCTCCTGGAACGTGGACGACAGATTTCAAAGAAATGCTAGATGCATTCTGTGAAAAGAAAGAGATTGTAAAAGACTATGTAGATAAGTCTACTGATATGGATATCTATTTTGAGATCACATTGATTGATGCACTTTCATTGGACAAACTTGAGAAAACCTTCGGACTGGTTGAGAAAATCAAAACATCAAATATGCATGTGTTCGATGTGAACGGACATATCAAGAAATATAATACTCCGAATGAGATTCTGATTGAGTATGCACACAAGAGGATTGCACTTTACAAACAACGAAAAGTACACATGTTGAAAGAGTTGAATGGAAGATTGCCGTATCACCGAAATGTAGTCGAGTTTATTCGTCTGCATTGCGATGACGAGATTGATCTGAGAAGAAAGAGCGATAAAGAATGTGATACCATCTTGGAAGACGCTGGTCTTGAACGAATTGATGAGAGTTTCGACTATCTCTTGAAACTGCCTATGCGAACACTGACAAAAGAGAACATTGATAAGCATCAGAAGCAACTGGAAGAGCTAAACCAGCGTATCGCAGACATTGAAAAGACTGCACCTCATACTATGTGGCTGAATGACCTCTCACACATTTAATGAAGTCTAACGAATGAGACAATAATGGCAAACACTTTTTCATATAAGAATCTGTTAGTACAAGCAGACAGAGAAGCTCGCGAAGATTTTGACCCGCGAATCACTCTGTATCGCACTCGTAATCTAGAAGATGAACGGAATCTTCAGACATACGTATCCAGAAATACACAAGCTGATTTTTTAGTTAAAGATGAACATGACAATATCACTGACTTAGTTCAGTCTCAACCAGATATGATCGATAGTAAACAAATTGTAATTATTGATACCGCACAACGAGATTGGACAATACAACCAGACGTGTTTTCAAACGTATTCTCGTTTATTAATCCAACCCCCGGTGGTCCGATCCAAGTACCCTTTTATTTCAATAATCAGTTTATACCGTTTTCATCCTATGATATGCCTGATCCAAACTCCAGTTATTATATTCGAAATAACGTCACGTATATCCCGAATAATAATGCAAGAACAGTAGATCCCACAACAGGAGGAATCATCACTATTAATCAGCCATTTCAAAACCGAGGAATGCTGGCACAAACATGGGGATGGAGACTAGTACTTAGCGGATCTACTGGTGCATACAAACATTTTGATGAAACAAATCCAGCAACGTTTATTCAACCGAATGACAGAGTGATTTACTACCCAACATATGATGCAAAAGAGAGTAGAGGACAGTTAATAGGTACAGATGCAGTTCCTATGAACCAAACAGGATTGAAAGATAGTTTTGGGACTCAGCTCACTCTTTCAAATATAAAGTCAATCAAAGTTGCAAGAGCAACGTTACCTCTCCGACGTTTTGATTCGTATGACCCAGTGATTTTTGGTGATGCAAGTATTAACTTTGCACCTGGAACAGCGTTGAATACGTTCCATTCCGAACCTTATATTTTGATGTCAATCAACAATCTAACTGGACAATATTATGGAGCAGCACCGGTGATTCATAATTCATTTACTGCACTTGTTCAACAACAACGTGCTGCACTTGACAGTACAAATGCATCCTATTTTGCACAGTTTCAAGATTACTATCCTTGGTCCGATGAAGCCTTTACATTCAGTCCTCCACTATCTCAAATGTCAAATGCAGTCATCTCTCTTTCGAATAGTTTCGGTCAAGGGTATACCCATGTTGATGATTTGAATATCACGACAATGATATTTGGCGAAGGTAATGATCCAAGTGGAAGTAGTAGATTGGGATTAATCTCTTTCTTGGTTACACGAGATAAGTCAAATCCGACAATTAACATTTCATCTACAGTAAATTGCAATTGGTTCTTCGCTTCCAATGACCTTCGTCCAGGTGATCAAATATCATTCTATTCTCCAACACTTTCGAAGATTCAAACGGATCCAAGTTGTACTCCTGCAATTTCAAATTTACTGAATTATATGCAGACAAATGGTGCAATTGTCACGAAAGTTTCATTGATCAGTAATGCAAACATTCCAGTGATTGATGTTGCATATACATTTGAAGCTGTTGTCAATACGCGAAATGTGAATGAAACGTATGCGCTTTACAACGAAGCTTTAAATCCTATTATCACTGATCCAAATATACCTAGATTTTTGGGCGTCGCAGGGGAGCTGTCTCCATTTCAGGGTCAGAAGTATATTTCTTTGTGTGCATCAAATACTGTCATATCACCCATTATTGGAACGGTTACACTGTCTGACGTTCTTTCTCCCAGTGCATATTATCCTTTGCCTACGATGAACAGAAATTGTCAATGTACATTTGCATTTGAGATAGTAACAACTCAAGCAGATACGTCGACTATAAAGAAAATCATTCCAAACTAATAACAAGAATGTCCGAGTTAGACAAATATTATATTGAAACAGCCATACCTGGTGCACCTAAACACACTGGTTTTGTTCCCAATCTAGCAGATCCTGAAGTGCACAACACGCAAGCATTTCGTCTGTTCAAAATGAGCGCAGATGACCCTCGTCTGCCATATGGTTCTGAATTTAAACAACAAGCAACTGTTCGTATTCATGATCCTACTCCTTTAAATCAAACCTTCTTTAGTCAACAAAACATTGATCGCCTTCAGAATGAGATTCGTTACGGTGTTTGGGTTGCAAGTAATAATAAATATGTAATTGACCCTCAAAATGAAGATGATCTGAAGACAGTGATGCGAAGCTATTATCTTCAATACTCGATGAATGATCCTGACCGTATGCGTGAAGAACTAGAATCGCTCAACCGTCGTGTTATTGCATTTGCTGTTGACCGTGTCATGGTTGAAGCAAATCAATACATGAAATATCGCAAAGATATTTTGGAGTATCCTGATCCTATCAGCAGACCTATTAATGCAAACATTGTTGGTTCGAAGTCTGCGGAATTCAAGAGCTTCTTTTAAACAGAGAAAGAACAATATGATGAAACGATTTCAAGATAAAATTTATGCTCTCTCTCAAAAAGGTCTTCTTCTCTGGGAACCTTCTTGGGAAACGTTTCGACCAGTAGTCGCAGTTGTTTGGAACCCTGCACACAATCAACTTGAACCCTATTTTGGTATTTATACGAATGACATATTCGATGTCGATTATGGATTCGGAGATTCAAAAATGCACGATTTCTGTATTGAATTTACAGATGGAAATGCATATGATGTCGGCGGTGCAGAAGAGGTTACAAATGTTCTAGATTTATGGAAATGGTGTGGATCAAAAGTTCAATGGATTGGTGATCAATGGTTAACTGTTCATCCGTGTGGAGTGTTAGACAGAAAACAGTACTTGAAACGTTTCAATCTTCGTGCTAAAACATGCAGACGAAAAGCTCCGCGTAATTTACACAGTACAAGAAAGGTTAATACACACTAATGAGAGTTAACCTTATTTCAAATAATCGCAATCAAACAGGTCTTATGCAAGATGTGGATATCCTACAGGGTATTTGGCATCATATTTTTGAGGATACAAAGTTCAGGAGAGTTCATCATTCTCAACCTGAATGTCCTGAGGCTGAAATTAACATCTTCTTTGAGATTTTGAACCCGTCACTGTTCACGTATGCTGCGACCAATATTTGGATTCCAAATCCGGAATGGACCTATAAAACGTGGGAGCCGCATTTTAGTCAACTTGATCAAATCTGGTGTAAAACTCACCATGCAGTTGATATTTTTAAACCCCATAATCCCAACACATTTTTCGTTGGATGGACGTCAATTGCAAAAGGTGTTCCTGAAATCAAGAATTTTAGTAAAGCGCTTGTTCTTGCAGGTAAGAACATTTTTCGACACCCCCAAGTTGTAATCAATTCATATCTTCTGATAAAAGAAGAAGCACGTGCAAAACTTCCAGAACTCCATGTAGTCTTTGATTCTACACGAATGAATGTGTTAGTACCTGATGAACTAAAAGACAAAGTATTTTTGTATCCAAATACCCTCAAGGAGTCAGAATACAATAACCTTGTAGCCGAATGTGGTCTTGCAATCTGTATCTCAGCTGCTGAAGGGTTTGGTCATGCAGTCAATGAGGCTGCATCTACTGGAAGTTTATTGATCACATCTGATATTCCAGCGTTTCGTCAATTTGACTACGAAAATACATTCTTTGTTCCAGTATCATCTGAAATACCTTCTGATCGTGTAGATAAAATCTGTAAATTTAGAGGACCAGATTTTTTGGTTCAATTGGATGCTTATATGGGACTTTCTTTCAAAGAGAAGAAAGCGATTTCTAAAAAGATTTCAGACCAATATGTTGAGAAACATAACGCTTGGGTAGAGCGCATGAAAGAACGAATTGGAACATTCAAAGAAATGAGTGATTTTTCATTGGATAAAACTGCATATCCCGAAGATCAACTCCCTGGTGTGACGATTGTTACACCCACAAAGGATAGACCCTACTTTATGGAATTGTGTGCAGGCTGTGTAGACTCACAATGTTATCCGAAAGATAAACTTGAATGGATTGTGATTGATGATGGTAAAGATACATGTGAAGATAAAATCAAACATATCCCGTTTGCTCAACACATTTTAGAGTTATCTGGGATGACAGTTGCACAGAAACGTAATTTTGGTGCAAAACTAGCAAAGTTTCCAATCATTGTGCACATGGATGATGACGATATTTATCCTCCGAACAGTATTTTGTATAGAGTTTCAATGCTGATGAGAGGTGATAAAGGGGCTGTCTTTTGTACTACGCTTCCTTCATACGATATTGCAAATTATATTTCATTCGTGAATGTTCCACCTATTCATCTTCGTCAGTCTGAACGTGTATCCGAAGCAACAATGGCATATACTAAAAAGTTCTGGGAAGAAAAAGGATTTGATGAAGATGTTAAAATCGCAGAAGGTGATTCGTTTATTCGAGGTCGTGAATCTCAGTGTCGTGAAATTTCTCCACAAGAAGTGATTGTAAGTCTTGTACATCCGAAAACAACATCTTCACGAAGAGCACCTGCAAACATGGAGGCAAATGGTTGTCATTTTGGATTCACTGAAGATCTATTCAAGATGGTGAGTCAAATCGGAGATCTACTAAAGAACGCCTAAAAACTTGGATTGAACAGATTGAACACGTGTCTTCCACCATTGAATAACTTCTTGTTGTTTTTTATCAAGTTGCACCTTATCTCTGAATAATGATATGCAAATCAAAGCTGCACTACTCCAATTTTTTGCAAAAATCCATGGAGGATTTTCTTCTTTTGAAAATGTGTTCATCATCTCTTCTGAAGTTCCTACGATAACAGGTATTGCACCTGCTATACATGCTTCATAAATACGAAAACAATCCAATGATACATAACCTCTCTCGTTCGGAACAAAAACTGAGTGTGCATATATTGAAAACATTTCGGAAGGACTAATACCGTTTCGTATACAGTAAGGTAATCCTGTATTCATTTTCTTGAAAAAAGAAATCATGCGCTTTCTATTTTCACGAATTTCTCCCACAAAAGACCAACTTATTGGTCTAGAGCTTGCAGGTATATGCGTAATATCAGTTGTTTTATGAGTGATCATATCACAATGATATCCTAAAGGAATATACACTGTATCTACGTTCGGATAATTTGGGTGATAGTAATTTCGAGCATATAGTTTACAGTACTTTGAAAGTTCAGTATATTCTGGATATTTACCGAATTCATCTGACAATTGGATGACAATTGTTGGTCTAGAATATTCACAAATCTCTTTTATTTTTTGAAACGGGGTACAACTTGAAGAAAATATAATAACAAGTTTATCAGCAGGTTCAATTGTTACATCTGAATGATCGTATATTTTTAGTTCATAACCGTCGGGTAGTAATTCATTAAGTATAAAATCACTCTCCCAAAATTTGCGACCAAACAATGAAACTACACTATACATTTGTTAAAAACATTAACAAATGTTCAGTGTTACCTGAACGCTTATTTTTATTTAAGCACGGACATACCTGTAGAACGCTTGGGAAACAAACGCAAACACAACAGCGTGGACGGCGGCAGCAAGAATAGAAGTCTGACCAGACATGAAGAGACCACCGCTCATAGGAGGGATAGTAAGAAGAACACCAGGAGACAGCAAGAAGAAGAGGATAACCTTAGCCAAGAACGTTTTTATTAGTTAGTAAAGATTTTTTGCTTAGTGCTTGCGGTGGCGGCGACCGGCGACCTTGGCAGTCTGACCAGCCTTGCGGTGACGACGGCGGCGACCAGCAGCCATCTCATCCTGACCAGCCTTCCTAGAGCGCCTACGACGACGGGCACCTTCCATGCCCTCCATCTGACCGGCAACAGAGACTTCGACAGCGGGCTCTTCGCCGCCAACACCGTACCTGTGGCGCCTGCTACGACGGCGACCACCAGAAACAGCAACACTTACACCACCTTCAAGAGGGAGAGGAGACAGAGAAGAAGACATTTGTTTATTCAGGGAGAACATTTTTTACGCAGAACAAGTGGTGCATTGCGGCGGCTCGACAGTGAATTTTTGGGCAGATGCGACAGCTTTCGTCCTCAGATAATAACATCCAGTTTTTAGTCCCTGTTTCCATGCATACACATGCATACTGGAAATGCGTGCATACGTCGGATCACTTACGAACAAATTCAACGACTGACTCTGACATACGAACGGCGCACGATCAGCACTGAAATTGATTAGTGTTTTCTGTGGAATCTCCCATGCAGTTTTATAACGCTCTTTGATATCTTCTTGAATTTCTTTAATGTTTTGAATACTTCCATTGTTTGCAATAATTAGTGTTCTCAATTCAGAATTCCACAATCCCGCTTTTGACAGATCTTCGACTAGATATTTATTGACCACAATGAAATCACCTGCCAATACGTGTCGAACATACAGATTTGAAGTAAAAGGTTCAAAGCATTCATTATTCCCCAGAATCTGAGAAGTGGAAGCAGTCGGCATCAGTGCAATCGACAATGAGTTTCGAAGACCATATACCTTTACTTCGTTTTCGAGCCATTCCCAATTTAGTCGTGTAATTGGCTCATCTTCCCATAAATGATACTGAAGTTTACCTTCAGAAGCAGGAGATCCTTTATGCCCATCATTTTTTGGGAGTTCACGTGCAAGTTGTGTACTCTTTGACATCGCTGCAAAATAGATGTGTTCAAAGATTTCACGATTAAGTGCTCTGGCTTTTTCAGATGTCCAAGCGTAACCCATTTTTGCAAACACATCTGCAAGACCTTGAACGCCAATACCAATCGGGCGTGTTCTAAAATTTGAAGCTGCACATTCTTTCGTAGGATAGTAATTTCGATCGATCACTTTATCCAAATTTTCTGCTAGGATTTCAGTATACTTTCGTAGACTCTCAAAATCGTATGTTTTATCTTCACGAACGAATCTTGAAAGTGCTACACTGCCCAAATTGCAGACTGCTGTTTCGGTTGGGGAGGTGTATTCAACAATTTCAGAACATAAATTTGAACTCTTAATCGTTCCCAAATGCCGATGATTTGACTTTTTGTTGCATGCGTCCTTATACAGCAAATACGGTGTTCCAGTCTGAATTTGAGCATCCAACATCATTTGCCAGATCTTTTGTGCAGGAATTGTTTTACGTGCTTTACCTTCTTTCTCATATCGCTCAAATAACTCTTCAAATTCAGGTCCCCAGCAGTCAGACAATCTTGGGCATTCATTTGGACAGAACAAAGACCAATCCTTATTCTCTTCCATACGCTTCATGAATAAATCTGGAATCCACAATGCATAGAACAAATCACGTGCTCTATCTTCTTCAGCACCTGTATTTAACTTCAGTCTCAAAAAGTCTTCAATATCCGCATGCCAAGGTTCCAAATAGATAGCAAATGAACCATTACGTTTTCCGCCCTGATTGACATAGCGTGCAGTGTCGTTATAAACTTTCAAGAGTGGTACGATACCTGATGTCAAACCATTTGTGCCTTTGATCTTTGAGTTTTTAGCACGAACATTATGCATTGAAATTCCGATACCCCCTGCCCATTTTGAGATTTGAGCACAATCAGAAAGTGTTTCATAAATGCCTTTGATACTATCTTCTTTGAGATGAACTAAAAAACATGAAGACAATTGTGTATGATCGGTTCCAGAATTAAAAAGAGTAGGTGTTGCATGGATGAAATATCCTTGCGAGAGTGCATCATACGTAGTCTTGATCTTGTCTAGTTCAGGAACATACTGAAGAGGATATGCAAAATGCTCGTTCTCAATCACTTCTGTATGAATCTCAATCGCAACTCTCATCCACATATGTTGAGGACGTTCAACCACTTTACCGTCTTTCTTGAGTAGATATGAACGTTCGAGTGTTTTGAATCCAAAAAAGTCAAACATAAAGTCACGATCATAGTTGATCATTTCTTGAATATCAGAATATTCGGACATGACCTGCAATTTTTCAGATACAACGTCTCCAAGGAGAGAAACACATTCTTTGAATGTAGATGGCGTATTCTTATGATGGTTATCGATCACAATACGTGCTGCCAAAATACCATAGTTTGGGTGGTTGCGTGCTTGCATAGTCGCACAAATTTCAGATGCAAATTCATCCAATCTTGCAGTTGTAATACCGTCTTCGATTTGAGTACATACTTTTTGTGCCACGAGTGTTGGATTCACATGCTCCAAATCGTGCGATAACAGCTTCATACGATTTAAAACACGGTCAAATGAAACTTCTTCTCGTTTACCAGTGCGTGTAACCACAAACATCTTATATATTATGGGGCGGTTATGTCTAAAAGTCTTTTATAACTATCCGCTTGATAGTGAAAAATTAAGAAACTTACAAGACCAATAGTGGTATCCGCAAACAAAATCTTCCAAGAATCGGCTCTCATTTGGATAGCACTATATGCAAACATTGCATACAGGAAACCGTGAATAGGTCTCAAGTTGTTCCACCATATACGTGCACCTACAACTTCAGCTCCTGTCTGTCTAGCACCAGTAAACCATATATAGAAAAACCCAATTGCGGGTAGAAGTGCAAGATACCCTAAATATGGAAGGTATTTGGGATCAGCCACTTTCGCTATCCATGTGAATAATGCACGAGTAGGAATACAACCACCCAAAAACATTAAAAACCGTTTTTGAATATCGTTCATTATTCTTTACGTGTCTGAATTATTGGTTGAATATGCATTGATTCAAGCTCTTTCATAAAGAGAGAAGCTGCATAGGGCATTTTTAGTACATCTATAGGTCCATCGCCAGTCGTATCGAGTAATCCAGTCTCTGGTTGATAGAGAACCTCATGTTCATCCGATCGTTTCATAAAACTTTCATGAATAAATCCAGAAACACCATGAGCAAGAAGTGCATCTCGTTCCATCTCTCCTATACGAAGACCACCTCCTGCAGAACGTCCTTCAAGTGGCTGATGAGTGAGTAATGTACGTGCACCAGTATCGCGATAATTAATTTTATCTTCTACCATCAGCTTCGACCTCAAATAGTATACCGGACCAATGAATATCTCCATCTCCATCATTTCGCCTGTCATACCATTGTACATGATATCGCTTCCATTCGATTCAAATCCGTTCTTTTCCAGTAGTTCACGATATTCAACAACTTGATTTTGTGAAGTAAATGGTGTTGCATCGACGAGTGTTCCCAGTACGTTTCCTATTCTGCTTCCCATTGACTCCAAGTACTGACCCGTTGTCATGCGTGTAGGAATCGCGTGGGGATTCAAAATTAGATCAGGTCTCAAACCTTTTGCGTTGAACGGCATATCACTTTCAGATAGAATCATACCGACAGTTCCTTTCTGTCCTGCACGCGAACTGAATTTATCTCCAAGAATAGGAGCTCGCGATTCTGCGATCCTAATTTTAACACCTCGCAATCCTTCTGATGTATTAAAAATCTGAATACCGTCAACTATACCACGTTGTCCGCGTTTTGGGACTTCAGATACATCTTTATAGCCTTTTATAGATCCTGTTTTCTGGTCAACAGAAGGTGCTACCATTCCAATAAGAACGGTGTTCTCATCTACATGTGAACCCATACGAATAATACCTTCATCATCAAGTTTCGAGTAATCTTTATCCGCTTGTAATTTCACAGTTTCAACATACTTTGTATTTTTTGAAACATTGGCAATCAAAGTAGACGTTTGCGATGCCTGATCGATCATATCTTCAGAAATATTGTACGAATGGAAATACGTTGTGTGAAACATTCCACGTTTTAAAGAGTCCCCATTGAGAATCACAGAGTCTTCCTGATTGTAACCAGAATACATTGAGATCGCAACTATTGCGTTTTCTCCGTATGGCAAACAACCTCCACGACCCAAAATATGAGGATAAGCCCATGTTTCGCACACAGGACGCTGAGGAGAATTCAAAATAAGAGTGATTGTATCAAAACGTTTATTGAAATTACTGTGAAACCATGATGCACCCTGTCTGGACTGTGCACACGAAAACGCAACACGAGGAGAAGGATTGTGATCTGCAAATGGAATTACAGCAGATAAAGGCGACAATAAAAATATACCGTGAATCTCAGATGGTAATGATGTCTGAAAGGGTACTAACGAAATACGAAGAGTATCACATTCTTCTGGATCTACCAAATCGAATATATCACTTCTGATCTTTTCCCATTTTTTGGTACTTAAAACCTTTTCAGCTGTAATATTTGGTCGGTATACTGGACGAATCACACGACCAAGGTCTGTTGCTACAACCACATCGTTATCTGTGATATTCCATGCGATTGACATGGTTTGATTAAACCTTCCTGTACGACGCATATCTAGCATAGTCGAATATACATCTTTTGTGTTGGTTGTAATCGCTCCGACAATGTCACCATTCAAACGAATACGTGTCCACTTTGGATTCCATGCAGACGGATGAATTGTTGAGATCCATCGGAACTCGGGTCTTGATTTCAAAAAGTCAAGTACAACTCTTCGCGGAGTAGCCGTTGATACCCCAGTCAGTAGTGACAAGTGTTTTACCAATCCTACACTTCGACCATCTGGAACATCTGAAGGGCATGTAAACCCATATGAACTACCGTGTAACCGACGAGCATTTAATATTTTAGTACTTTCATCCATGTCTGCTCGACATCTTCGGAGCTGAGAGATTGTGCCCAAAAGTGATACACGACTCAATATTTGCGAGACTCCATCTTTTCCTCCCCATTTACCTTTGAACGATTTGGAAAGTTCATTCAAAAATGTGTACTGCCTCCAGTAAGAACCAATATTCTCACGTTGAACAAGATTTACAATGTTTCGATCCTTATAGACACGTTCTTCAAAATGAAGACGGGTATCGAGTTTAAGAGTCATCTCTTTCGCGACTTCCTTGTAGATCCTCCTAAACTCTTGGAATACAAGATCTCCTGAAACATCAAAACGCTTGAACTTAAAATGATCTCTGTCTGTTGGGGGTTTGATTTTCTCTGCATTCTCGAAACACAGACGAGTGATATAGCCTAAACAGTATGCTTTTCTGCGATACAGAGAAGCCATATCTTCTCCCTCTTCGCGCTCAATATGCGGGAATGACAATGCTTGAAGATTGTAGAATACTTCATCAATTGAACGCGTTTTTGTAGTACGTCGAACAATTGCAAGATCAGTTGTTTCTCGTTCTATAAGTGCCCTATCGTGTGAAATAACCACTTGCATAAACACATCATCATATACACTTCTGTCCTTTTCTGGGATGCCTACTAGAATGATATCATACAAATCTTTATCGTTATTGATTCCAAGTAGTCGAAAAACAGACAGCAGTGGAATGGGATCTTTGAAACCGGGTAACGTAATGACTGGAATACGACCAGTCTTTCCTATTCGCAAATATTCCAAATTCTGAGAAAAATCAAGTTCGTCATCTTCTTCAAATTCTTGAATCTTTTTGCTTCGTATTTTGGGGGGAAGTTCAACATAATGAGACGACGGACCGCGTGTACCATCTTCGGACACACTACGAATAGCTGCGAAGTAAGATCGCTCTTCGCCTTTTGATCCCATTTCACCGCCAAACAATTCCTCATCTTCTATGGATACAGCTTTGTAGGCTTTATTTCCAGCATAATACAAGTTGTTTCCTAGACGTTCTTGTGAAAGCAAAACTCGTTCAGCTCCATCAATGATAAAGTAACCTCCGAGTTCATGATGGCATTCACCCTGTTGAAACATTTGGTCGGGAGTCAGACCACTGAGGTGGCAGAATTTTGATCTCAACATCAATGGAAGCTTTCCTATCAAAATTTTATCAAATGAAACCACTTCAGGGTTACCAGTCTCAAAAGAATATACAATCTCAATATCTGCACGAACATCAACAGCGTATGTTTTGTTTTCAACTCTGCATGTGTTTGGCATGATTGCATTTCCGAGTTCATCTAGCGGAGGTGTATATCCAATGCGAGAACCGTCGCGACCCCCAATGAAAACTTCGATCTGTCTCTTTTCAGATGGAAGAACAAGTTTGATAGGATTCGATGCTTTCAAAAACAGCGGAATCTGCCTTGACAGCAAATCGTTATATGAATCGATGTGATGTTGAACAATTGGGTTCAGTGTATCCGTATAGTACGTGTTACATATATGGCGAGCTGCCGAGACAGACATTCCTCTCTTACGTTATAGTATAGAGAACTATGGAAGTCATACAACGAAATCCATATGTAAAAGATGTAGTGATTGTAGTGACGACATT